GCGATTCCCAAATGGCAGGGCGTCCACGAGCTTCTCCGTTTGAAGTGCTGTGAACTCCGTCTCCGCCCATGCTCCCCATATGGCGACCTGTTCATCGAATCTGTCCAGTGTGGGAATCACATGTTCGTTGATCTCGTCCACATCCAGCGTCTGTCGATGTTTTTTGTTCATCTGGGATTCGATCTGGTAGGCCACCATGCCGTTGGTGCACACCAGGCGAATGGCTCCGATGAACGTAGCGTATTCCCAACACATGTCCAGACTTGACTTGAAGCCACACCGGGGTGAAATATCCTGGCCGACCTTGGGTCCATTCTCTCTGACAGGCTTTACCATTTCAGGGAAATCCACGTTGCACAGAAAACGGCCACCGTCTTTGGGAAAGGCAAAGTCAAACAGCGGTTTGCCAAAGGCTCCTTCGTAACGATCAATGACTTCCTCGAACTTCTTCGTGAGGACTTCATACCGGATGAACTTGTATTCATCCGAACGGACGCCGACAACTCGGGGAGTGTCTTCCATCGTTTCGGGGTCCTTCTCCCAGATCACATTTGCCACCCTACCGGGAATGGCGGGCATGTCATGCCATCCTGCCAGTTGCAGCTTCTCCGCGCTGACTTCCGGCCATGCGACATCGGGATAACGTTCGCGGATCTCTGCCACCATGTCTTTCTCCTCTTCCTTGGATACATTACACATGTCTTACCTCCTATTTGTGGGGTTGTCGAGCAAACTGCTCCTTGGTGGTACAAGCCCATGTCCGGGGCAGCTAACCCTTAGACTTGTACCACCTCAGCGCACAGTGCGCGTCCTACTTATCATCGCCTACAATTCTACGGAAGTAACGCATTACTCTCCAGTACAAGATGCGATCCGAACGTCCGGATACATACTTGTAATTGTTCTTGAGGTAATGGTAGTCTTCGGGTTTGATCTCATAGATTTTGGGATTGTCTGCCCGATTCAAATTGAGTTTGTAGACCTTCAAGACTTCCCCCAGAAGTCTTCCTCGCCCTCAGGTGGGCCAGGAGCGAATTCTGGATACATTTCAGGGGCTTCCTCTGTACAGACCATAACATATTGTCTGTCAAAGTAGTCCACACCAATGTGAATGGTACTGATTTCCTCATTCATGACTTCTCCTTTACCTTGTCACAGTGCCATCCGGGGCAACATAATGTCCTTTGGTGATTACCTCGTTGTATGATCTCCGCAATTGAATGTTTTCCCATGTTGCGTGAAGCAACAGGTTTTCTAACCGTTCAAGATACGACCTCTTGACAATGACGGTTTGTTCTTCCGCAGGATACGGAATCACCTTCGCGGCTTTATTCATCATATCTTACCTCCTTTTGGTTTGGGGTTTGTACTGTGAGGGACATAAACCCTCCTTCGCTTATGTCCCTACCAGTGAAAACTCCAGTTTACGCGGCTTTCTTCTCCTCTTCCGGGGCCGCTTTTTCGACTTCCATCACGGTGAACTTACCGGCTTTCTTGCCGATCAGCCCTACCGCTTTGTAATGATCGCCGGTGACTTGCACTTCCAGGCCGACAACGTTCACCCGATGTTTAATGAACGCCTTGCAGGAGCCCTTCGTGCGGAACTCCTTGTGATCTTTCCAATCCGGCTCACTGTCCCGCAGGGCTTTTATGAAGTCGACCATTTCCTGCAGGGTGTGTCCCTGAATGAGCAGACGGTCCATGGTGGCAGTGAAAGGCACGACCACGTGGCTGTTCTCCGTCAGCCATGCAACCCGCTGATCAAACGTATTGAACTTGGGCGGATTGACGTGTCCCTTGAATCGAACGAAGCGATTTCCACGGGCTACCGTTGCCGTAGAGGGATCCAGGGGCTTGTCCTTCTTCGCCGCTCCGGCCGCTTTGATGGCATCGGAGCAGGCTCCGTAGGTGTCGACCTGTGTCTTGAAACACTTTTCACACAGCTTGGAGTCCTGATCCTTGCCGAATGCTTTGGTCAGGCACAGTTTGCCGTGATCAACCTTCGGCTCGTCCTTCGTGCTGTCCCCGTTCCCCGCATCGTCCTCAGTCTCCTCGGACGTGATGGGGGCCGGTTGGGCCTTGAGGGCTTCCAGCTTGTCTTTCAATCCTGGCACTTTCCAGCCTTTGGGATCGAAGTTCGGATCGAGTTCCGCAATCGCCTTTACCAGTTCCTTTCTCTCTTTACTTTGCTTACCCATTGTCTTACCTCCTTTAGTAATGTGGGTTGTTGGTTAATGGGCGAAATGCCCCGTGAAGGATCAAGATTTCTCTCAATCCCCCAAGGGGAACAACGCATTACCTCTTCCAGCCTCCTCTTTTGCTGATTTCTTTCTCCATTCTCATATGAAAGGCGCATAGACCAGACTTGTGGTCTGTCCTTTCTACTCTTGCCATGTAGCCTGTGGTCATATGTATTCCTTTAGTGAATACCCTCACCACATCTGCGCTGTCATTTGTCTCGGAAGCACATTTTTGATTGCACTGATATCCCAAGCTGTTAAGGTGCTTGCATCTTGCCATGTTCATCCTCCTATGGGATCAGGTAGTCAAGTGCATTTACGGCAATCCCGCTTGCAACTACAACCGCGAGGCAGGGCCACCACATAGGCACAGGGCAAAGGAGAATGACAGCCGCCATTCCCGATCCAAACATCATGTAAATAAACATCCTTGCCATCACAATTTTAATGTAATCCAAATCCAGCATTTCTTACCTCCTTGTTATGGGGTGTTAGTAAATGTCTCTCCTGCTTTCTCGCAGGGCAAGTATCAGCCGCCAGGTGTCGATCCGTGCCATTTCAAGCCATGCTTCAGGTGCGTCGTCGTAATCGACATCCATGAAGCACACCTGCATCAAGGCGTATGCTGTGGGCATTGGGGTATCAATACCTGTTGCATCAAAGACCTCAAAGCCAACGTGGTCGGGACTGCCATAAATGATCATCCCCGGCACTCGCATGCCCAATGAGGTGGGCGTACCTATTTTAATCATGTCTTACCTCCTTTGTTAGAGTAAATCCTCGTCATGGCGTATCCAAATAGGCATACGCCATCAAAAGGAGCTACTATTTATCCCCGAAAACTTCGTTCTTGAACATGGTGAAATCTGCCAGAAACACGGTTAACAAACTCTGGCGGGCATTGAACAAGAATCCACAAATCACGCCCATCTCCTTGATGAACTCGGGATTATGTCTATCATCATGATCAGGATCATAGTAAAAGGACTGAACTTCGTCATTGACGAGGAACAGCACGTTGATAGGATCCCAAGTCTCGGCATAAGCCATAAGGATTTCAATGTCCGTCTCCTGAAATACTACACGCTTAACAAAAGTGGGATCAACAGCTTTGGGCATCGGGTCATTCAAATTGATGTGACCAAATTGCGCTTTAATTTCATCCCACAATACATCATCGATTCCTAATGCGTTGTACATGTCTTACCTCCTTTGTTTGGGGTTAGTCTTGCTTCTGGTCGCACAACATATCAGGTTATACAGCCAGAAGCAAGACCAACATACTGTCTGGTCTCGCAAAATCCCACACCACGTGGCTACTGTTATTAGGCATAACAGGTCATAGCCACATGATGTAAGACGGAGGTAAGTAAGAAATGAGTATCCTCGTCCTCGTGTTCTCGACTTGAAAAGCAGGTCTTGGCAGGGAGTCACACCCTGCTCGCTACGCCATCATGGTCGCACTTTATGGATTCGACTCGGCATTTCGAGTAAGAAGACGGATTATCGGGGCATCCTAATTTCTCTGCCAGAATGAGGGATTCTAACAGATTTGGCATACCCTTTCATAACTACTCATCCGATATCAACTCAGGTTTTCTCAGATCAAAATTTCTCGGATTTTCGGCCAATCCACGCCAGACAGACTTTCACTGCCCGGTTGCGTGACATGCGGGGATTGGGGCAACCTGTCTTTCTGCACTCAGGGCGGGTGCTACAGGCCGCTGTTTTTCGGATTTTCTGCCATCTTGCACAGGCGTATCCTTGAACGCCTCAGATTGGGCTTACTTCCTAATGGGCTCCGTGGGCGGGCATACCTTCGCCACTAAGCATGATTCGTACCTCGCTATCGCTCTCCGCACATTTCACGAGGGCTTCCTCATTGAGACTATCTGACCTGCAAGAGTCAGCGCACTGTATCCCGCATCGACGCGGCTTATTGGGGCAGTAGAAGGATTGCAGCAGATGCCCCTCATCCTCGGCCTTATTAATACTACAGGCCACCTCACCAGGCTTTTCAGCCAGTGCAAAACCTGCTCTGTCGCATCCGCCACACAGGCCGAATGAAACAGCAAAGCCCCTACGCGAATCCTTGGGGCTGTCAGTTTGAGGTTTTGCTATCATGTCTTTCTTACTCCTTGAACTACATTATAACATTAAAAATAACATAAAGTCAACATAAAAGTTATGTCATACCCATCTTTTCTATTCACTTCTCGGTAATTTTTCTAAGTTTCTGAATTAACTGCACTTATTGGGATAAAACACAGTAAGAGGATTGATACAAACACGCTGAACTCCCTACTCCCACGCCTCTCCCAGATATTAAAAAACTATATCCCAAGGCATTATACAACGGATATAAGGGATATTAACATCCAGCATAATAACACAGGATATATAAGGGAGATGTCAATCCCTCCAAGATAACGCCCAATCTCGGATACTACATCCTGCTATCCATGCACCTGACCTGATCAAGGAACAACAGATTCCCATTATCAGGAGACAATATCCCATACCCTAAGGTGCACTATAACCCCACTCCTTAATCAAGACCACTCTAATCAATCCTCAAAACATGTAGCATACGTCCTCAAATAATGAGGATGCATAATCCATAAGTCCAGGTAGCATACTACCTCACATGTCAGGTAGACAACAAATCAACTACATCCCTTACCAACATCCACTCTATCCGCAACCAATCCCCGACAATCAGGTAGTATAAATAACTATTAAGGTCTTTGGTCATAAGGATAGACATCCAATCCCAAGTCCTATCATACGGGGTTAACGACATCCCTACCGCAGTCCCTAACCGATCAACCTAATAAGATCCACGTCAATCCCCGAATACGACCAATCCCTCTCCCAACTCACTGTCCAGTAAGACCCAGATAACAGCTCCACTCTATCCAAAGACCATCAACAATGCCTCCCTAACCATACCTGAAAGCAGATCGTATAGAGCCGGATTCAAGATAGCTAAGGATAACAAAGGCTGGGAGGTCACTCCCTATATGACAATAACCAAATACCTGCTCCTGACCCCGCTAAAAACCCGATAGTAAGACCTCATCCCTAAAATCACCTTGAATCGATCTGCTTCCTCAAAACTTTGAAGTATGCCAAAATGGCACACCTGCATATTTTGATGATATCACTTTGTGGCACTTTAAAAGTTTTAATACTCTATTTTGGCACATACCCCAAAATGGCATAGGCCATTTTAGACTATTAAACTTTTTAACACCGCCAATTTGGCATAGGCCAAAACGGCATAGTAGTTTTAGGGCATACTCTGCTATGGCTTTTTTATTTCACCCTGTTTTTAAAAGGCTACAGTTCGAATTCAGCCACAAAAAATGCCCTACAGCTTTCGCCATAGGGCATTTTCAGTTTCAGCCTGTCAGATACAGGCCAGATTTTTACAGTTTGCCGATGAAACTGTAACGTTCGTTTTCAAGGCAATTTTCGTCGAGCACGTAAGCCCGTTTCAAAGTAACAGTACGATGCCGAATAAAGGCTTTAATTTGCGATGGCCGTCTGAAATCTTTGAAGTGTTTTTTGCATGAGCCTGATTTGCCCATGCAAGCTGAAGCAACTGCCATCAATTCTTCAGCCGTAAGCCCGTCTGAAGTGTTAATCAAGGCACGATCTAATGCCGCTGTAATGGGCCTGTTGACTTTCGCCCCGACGCCGTTCAGCCATTCTGAGGCTTCTTCAAACGTCTTGAACGATGGCACGTTCTTGACTGCCGTAGCGTAACGACAGTAACGCCCTCTGCGATCATTGCCTTTCTGTCGAATTACTTTCACTCTTTTTTTGTTAGCTGCTTTTGACATGTTGCCCTGCCTTTCGCCTCTTTTGAGGCTGCTATGTGTTTCTGCCCAGTACGGGCATTGCTTTCTTTTATAAGCAATTGTTGTGCCAAACATATAAAAGACTTATCATTTCAGCGTGTTATGAAAGGCAGTTTATGGCAATGTTATGTTAGAATTATGTTATACTATTATAGTAAAATGCATAACGTATTGATATACTTATATATAAAAATTCAAGTAGCTACTATTTGTATACAATGTAGCTATACGAAAACGGGCATCCTGCTACAAACTATGTAGAAAAAACTACAAAAGATGTAGACCACATAGTTTGTAGCATAAACATCATAGTATGTAGGGCAGCATGATTTGTACGTAGTGTTACGTTTCGATACAGCTACATATTATGAGGATGTTTTCGACATTTTGTGTAGTAGGGCTACAGAGTTTGGGAATTGATGACTTGTGCGTAGACATATGTTACATTTCGATACACTGTTTCATATCGTAACACATCCTCATAATTTGTAGTATCTACATAGTTTGAGGTAACACAATTATATCATCTACATAGTTTGAGGTACAATGTCTGATAACATGTATTATGTAAACTTTTGCACTATATGTGCAGGGATATGCACAAATGATGCATCAAATAATGAGGATAGCCCCTACATATTATGAGGTGGCCCCTCGATTTACTTTGAAGCCGCCCCTTTGTCGTCTGGCCGGGGGTACCCACCATAAAATTTTTTCCACACTTCTCCAGAAAGTGTTTTATCCCACCACCCATATAAAAACGGTACTTTAACCCCCTCCCTGACTCATCAACGACATCCCCGCCTGTCAATAAGATTAAATGGACTACGGAGTGGGCAAATTAAAGAATACATAGTAATCCCCATTGTTTATCGTTTTAACCTATCCATCACTTAGTAGAACTCTTACGGGGCGAAAATTAAAAGTACTTGACAGGGATGTGTGGTTTTTGTTATGAATTGTTATGTGGAAGTTATGTTGTTTTCCCGATTGTGGACTCATAATCTACTCGATGTACATCTTTTAAGGACAAGGAATTTTATCCATGGCACATGTATTTCCCCCCAAATTTAGAGAGAACCACGGGAAGTTAATGATAAGGAAGGGAGAGTTTTATACCATTAACAACCTGTTTAACACATGGGAGATTATACCGGATTGTACTGCGTTTCATCCAAATCCTTGTGTGGCAATGAATATGTGCCATCATGGTAAGGAGGTTGGAAGTAAGTGCGGAGTACAGACCGAGTATATGGAAGTAATCACCGAAATTATTATCAGGAACTTCAAGGAGGAGCTGTCGGAGTCGGATTTGTACAGGGTAGGGATGCATCTTATCCCATTGTATAATGTCTTATGTAAGCTGAAGATTGCTATGGTAGGGGTGGAGCAGGTTACTGTCCACGGTCCTCGGGGAGGGATTGCTATGCATCCGATCTTTAAGGAGTTTCGGCAGCAGATCAAGATTATCGAGGATACGTGGAAGAGTATCGGTATATCGGAGTTCCCTGATCCTCATAGTCCTTTGGGACCACGTAAGAAGAAGGGTAAACGTCCGCCTTTGGGTATGAAGAAAGCGGGAGATGGACACGTTACTTACTACTCCAAGATGGAGGCGGAGGCCTTGGGTAATGGAACTCCTTCTAAGTAAACGGACTATAGAGGCCCATGCTCCAAGGGTTTATGTTCCGGGAGATTATAGGGACGGGGCGGAGGGGATGATAGATTGGTGTAATACCCATGTCTGTGTTCCTATATATCCGATCAATGAGGATGGGAAAGCGTTGTATTCGGAATGGTGTTTGTTAGGGGAGTTGCCGGATACCTTACATCCTAAGACCAAAAAATCATATAAACAGATGTGGGAGGCGCAGCAGGAGATACTCCGGGAAGCCTTACGAATGGAAGATGGAGAGTTCGTATACCGGTTGCTTATCTTCTGTTGGATGCGTGGTGAAGGGAAGTCGTTATTAGCGGTCTTAATACAATTGTGGAAGTTTTTCAACTGGCCGCGTCAACAGATCATGCTTGGTGCTAACTCGAAAGACCAGGTTAAGTTCGTTCACTTTGATATTATGAGGGATATTATCATCAACAGTCCCCGGTTGATGGAGATGGTCGGCCCTCGGGGGAATATACAGGAGAAGGAGATACGGCTGAAGGACGATTATGGGGACATTAAATCCCTGATTCGCAGTATCTCATCTTTTAGTGGTATCGTGTCTAATATTACGGGGTATACGTTCTCCGAGATATTTGACATGAAGAAACCGAAATTCTTTACTCAGCTTGATGGATCTATTCGTAACATTCCCAATGCCCTCGGTGTGATCGATTCTACGGTATCATCCAAACTGCATGTTTTGTACCGGTTGTATGAAAACTTTACTTTAGGGAAGACCAAGGCGGTCTTCTTTTCATACCGGTGTTCGACTGATGCTGATTTATTGGATTATTGGAATCCCAATATGACGGAAGATCAGTTGTCAGATTATCAGGTTAAGTTTCCCTTTGGGGAGTTCGAACGGTACTTCCAGAATTTGTGGAGTGCAGGTATCGACCAAGTGTTTTCATCGGAGATGATTGAGGAGATGGGGATACTTGGATGTGATGGAGGGATATTGAATCACTCTGATATTAGGGAGACATTGGTTGAGAGGAATAAGCTTGTAGAGGTGTTGGGGGAATTGAAGGGAAGGGGACTCAATACCAAGTTTAGGCGAATACAGGATGCTACATTCCGAGTAGATGCATATAATGATCGGTTGAAGTCTGTCGAGAATCTTTACCATATAAGCGAATTCAATGCTCCGTGTGTTCCGGACTTCTTATCGTTTCAGAATTTGACGGACGTGTTTGATACCCATTTTGCATTGATGGCTGGAGTTGACTTTGGGGATCCTTTTGCCCTTAACTCTCCTGCCAAGACGATACTGGTAGTCGTTGCCAAGGGACTACCGGGAAGTAGATCCTCCCCCTACCAATTTGTGGCAGGGCAGTCCGATCCTCGTTATCTATACCTGGTATTATATGTTACCGCTATTAACAAGCACGATCATGGTCTTGTCAAACAGGAGCTGGATGTTATTCATACAGGGTTTGAAGGAGTGGACGTTCTTTGCTCGGAGCGTTACGGTGCTTGGGATATTCAAGGGTGGTGTGACGACCGGGGAATTGACTTCCAACCTATACATCCTACGTATGATAAACAGAAGGAAGCTTTCAAAGCGGTTCTTGAGCCTGTAAGGGATGGGAGATACAAATGCCCCCCAACGGGAGTTCCTGGAGTTAAAAAGAGAGATATCATTCAGGAAGAGTTCGCTATGTTCAATCATGACGATAACAAGAAGTGGTTTGGAAGCACTGAAAAGGGAGAGAACGCTGGAGTGCAGGATGACTTCATGTTTGCTAATGCGTGGTGTATATATGGTGGACGAAATCTGTCTGTGGCTGATTTCCGCATCAGACAAGGCATATTGAACTTCGGTACGTTTGTTCCTGGAACTGGCCTGTTAGGAAATTACGCTTAAAAATCATTTATTTATATTGGTATGCGTAACTAAGTGTTACGGAGTGCTGATTAGGACTATTGACTTTTACCTTGAAGTGTGTTTTCCTGGAATCATATTTATTCTTTTGCGTGTTTTGGGATCATACGATATGTAGTATAAAGGGCTTTAAATGGACGCTTTAAAAGATTTCGATAAAAACCTGAATATGCTGAAAGAGGTTCCTGCCGAAGTTCTCCAAAGAATTTCTTTTACTATGCCGTGGCAACATGACCCAAACACCGGTGATTACGTTGATCCCGATGGGTTTTCACCTGTTTGGGATATAAATAAAGAAGAATCCGCCGCTGTTCGTGATCTTTTACAGGCAACTTGCTGGAATAAATTCCAAAGAAACCCCCAAATCAATACAGCAGTCCGTGGAATGATGGGCAGATTAACGGGATTTGGTTACGAATCCTCATCTGGGGAGTGGAAAGTCCAGCAAGCCATTGAGGAAATTGAGGAAGATCCTCGAAATCGCTTGTATACCTTCTGGCCCAAGTATGTTGGAAGGGCTTACGTAGAAGGTGAATTGTTCCTTCTTCTCACATTACACCTGGATGGGTTTGTTGAAGTGGACTTTATCGACCCAAGGCTTGTTAAGGGAGGGGGAACAGACGATACAGGAATTATCTTTCACTCTCGTAAACGAACTATGCCTTTATTCTATAACGTTGATTTTGATGGGAACGGGGAGTTTGAGCAGATTCCATCGATTTTCGTAGGCCGGTACCCTTCTCTTGTGGCTGATGCACAGGCCCAAAAGAGCTTTGAAGGGAGTTATGATCGGAAACGACAGTCGGCAAGCCGGTCTTTAAAGCACAAATTCAGACCGTTGGGAGGCTACAGGCGTTTCATGGTATCTTGGGATATGGGACTCATAACTCGGAGATCTGTCTCTTACCTCAGGACGACAATCCAATGGCTCAATCATTATGAAAATCTTAAGCGGTATGAAATAGACCATAAAAAGTCGAGTGGAGCTTACGCATGGGTTTTTAGTTTTGAGGATGTGAAAGCTTTTCAAACTTGGTTATCCCTTACAGACGACCAAAGACGGAAAACAGGAATCGCTCAGAAGATGGTACCCGGTAGTAGACTTGTTCTTCCCCCTGGAATGACTGTCAAGGCCGAAAATCCCAATCTTACCTCCATTAAAGATCAAGATACGGATATTCTTCAGATGGTCATTAGCGGGCTGAACGAACCATCCGATGTTACTACCGGGAGCCCTTCTGGGCCATTCTCATCCGTTAAAGCGGCAAGGGGGCCGATGTCGGATAGAACATCCGATGAAATTTCCTATTTCGAGAATTTCCTCAGATTCGACTTTTGGGGGAGTATCTTCTTTCTGAAGAAAACAATTGGAACATTTCCTGAGTTCTTGAGAGTCAAAAAGGCTGTTGGGTGGGAAGAACAAGAACCCGTTTTTAAAAAGGTCCCACGCAGACCGGAGAAACTGATCGAATTTCAATTCCCGACTTCAGAGACAATCGATTCCGAAGGTAGGGCAAGGGCATTTCTTGGGGTTAAGCATGGTCCGATATCAGAAACGCTCGGAATTCCCAATAAGGAAGTGGCGAGAAGACTTGGTGTTGGTGGTTATGCTAAAGCTCGATTGGACAAAGCGACAGAGGATGATACGTATCCTGAACTTGTTTATACAGTTGATGCGGAGTCTTTGCAAGAAAGCACGGAAGGTGAACCTTCTAAAAATGATAAGAAAGAGAACGAATAATTTTAACGGAGGATAGGAGGATGGCTAAAAAACTGGAGAAAGTCCCGAATGGTGCATTAAGGCTTGTCGATGTTGGTTCTTCTGTTGCCTGTGCGTTTGCCGAAGACGGAGCCGATGGAAAAAAACTCCGTATGGTGGCGTATTCAGGGGGTATAATCAAGGACCATTGGTGGTGGGATGATCTGGCAATCGATGTTTCCGGAGTGAAGTTTGATCGTGCTAAGTTCCCGGTTTTGGAACAGCATGATACACGGAAGAAGGTTGCGTTCTCCAAGAAACCCCTCAAAGAAAACAATCAGCTTGTTCTCAATCCAGATACGACTGTCTTTGTAGACACCCCTTTCAGTGAGGAGTTCCAAAAGCTGTCTCAACAGGGCTTTCCTTATCAGGCAAGTATTTATGCCATTCCAACAAAGGTTGAGCGTATTTCGGAGGGATCAAAAGCTGAAGTGAATGGTTTTACGATGAAGGGTCCGGCAACGATTTGGCGTGAATGTTTCTATCAGGAAGCATCTGTCTGTGTGTTCGGATGGGACAAGAAAACCGAGTCCCGGGCTTTTTCACGAGAGGAAAAGACCGAGCTTGAAATTGAGGAGCTTGGACTCAGCGTCGATGAGGACGTACAAGATGAATCTTCAACCCAGGAAGAGGAGGTGAATTCGATGGATCTCAAAGAGTTTAAAGAGAAATTTGCGGATGTGGCGGAGGAATTCGCTATGGAAATCAGGCTTGCCGTTACCAAGGAAAAGGACAAAGAGTTCGACAAGGAGCGTGAGACCTTTAACTCCCAGTTGGGCGATATGTCCAAGCGGCTGGATGAAAGCGATGAGCGGATTGCCAAATTCGAAAAATCGGAAACGATCCGGACCGAGAACGAACTCCGGGTGGAGGCCGACAAGATTTGGGATGTTGCATTGGCGAAATCCGAACTCCGGGAAAGCCTGTATCCCAAGGTCCGCAAGCATGTTTCTTACTCCAAATTCGTGAATGAAAACGTTTTGGACGTGGAGAAGTTTGCGGAGACCGTTGCTGGAGAGATTTCGGATTGGGAAGGCCGTACCAAATCTGAGGACGTGGTTCTTGGCACAGGAACCGGAGGCCGTTCCGCACTTGGTGCCGATGGGGCGGATGACGACAAGGAAAAACTCGCAAACAAGGAACGTACCAGTTCCCTGCTTGCCTTGGCGGGACACAAGGAGGACAAATAATATAGGCAAATCGTTTGTTGCAATTGGAATTAATTTAAAACCATTTGAGGAGGTGAAAACTTATGGATATTCCTGGAGTGATCATCGGACAACAGAAGGATTACAAGGAGATTTACGTCTATGGGGATGAGGGGGTCTTGAAGATTCCGAGCATTACCCTCCAGTTAGGCTACGGGTTAATCGAAGCGGGTTCAGCTTTGGCTAAAAATCTGTCGGCGGCTGGAAACCTGGCGAAACTCGTTCCTTACAATCCGACAACCTTTACCGGCGGTGCCAGTGAAAACCATCCGGGACGTGCCTATCTGGTAGCGAATACCGGAGCAACGGCAACGACCTGTAATGTGACGCTGGATGATAGCTACAAGTTTGCGGTAGGGGATGATCTTATTATCAATGATAACGTCACCTCCGCGGAGAATCTTGGAGCCATCACCACAATCGACCGGACCACGTATTCAAATTACGCGGTCATCACTTTCACCACAGCAATCGGCGGAACAGCCTTTACCACGGCGCGTTTCGGTCATGTATTTGTTGAAGCCGGAACTTCCGGTAACAACTATTCCGACTGTGTGGGTATTCTCGAAAAGACGGTTGATACCGGCACCGGCGTAAACGCCAAGGGAGCAGTTGCCACATTGGTGTGGGGGAACTGTGCGCTTTGGAATGGTATGCTCACGAATGTTGATGCGGCGGCACGGACTGACATTTCTGCCACCGTTTTCGGCCAACAGCTTATGATCAGGTAAGCACCCCAAGAGGGGAGGTGAAGTAGATATGAAGAAAAGCGAACTTATTAAAATGTTGGCCGAAATGGGTGTGGATGTAAATCAGTTTGCACGTGGAAGCGCAGACATCCCGGATCTGAAGTTGGAAGTCATTCAGGATTTTATGACTACCTTCATGAAGCCCCCGGAGTTGGTGCTTTCGAAACTGTTTCCTGTTTCCGACTCTCCGTCCAGCACGATCAAGTGGGAATCTCAGCGTGGTGGTAGGGGAATGACTCCGTTTGTTGCCCCCGGCGCACCTGCCCCGGTAACTGCTCCGTTTGGGTTTGCGAAACACCGGGCGGAAGCGGCATACTGGAAGGAGAAGATGTATTTTGATGAGGAATTCCTCAACAATCTCCGCAAGCCCGGAACCGATTCCGTTTACGACGAGGCCCGCGAAAAGGTCGCAACCAACCTGGCGGCATTATCGGCTCGTTCCGACCGAAGGCTGGAGTGGATGTTCTCTCAGATGCTTTCCGGTGGTACCATCACCTATGAGGTACAGGGTGGTTACAAAATGACCTTGGACTATCAGATTCCGTCTGATCATATCGTCTCCTTGACGAGTGATTATTATTGGGATACGGGTTCAAGCCGAAACATCCTCAAGGACATTCAGGACGCCAAGATCAAGGTCAAAAAGGCGTGTGGGGCAGTTCCCAATTACGCCATTTTCAATTCCCAGGTGCTGAAACATCTGGCAAACGACACCACGATCCGGCAGCTTCTTCAGAAGAATTATTTTGGAGATGGTCGCCTGTTCAATGGTACTGGAGGTTCTGCTTCTGGTATCCATGAACTGATCGGTGTCAATCCGTCCATTATTGGAGGGCTTCTGGACATCGAAAACTTTGTGGTCTTCGATGAAATGTATGAGATCCGTGCTTGGTTGACAGCCGCCGTGACTGGTGGTTCCACCACATGGGTTTTCGTTGACAAGGTGGAAGATTTCAAGACCGCCGAGTTGCTCCGATTTAACGATCAGAGTGCGGGGACTTATGAGGAACGGTACATCATCAGCATCGATACCGAAGGTTCCAGAATTCAAGTCGCCTATCCCCCGGCCAGTTCGTATAAGGCAGGGGAGGACTTCGTCACCATGGTGACACCGTACATTGCGGACGATAAATTCATCATGTTTGCGTCCCATGTTGACGGTCAGCCCATTTCCAAGTACAAACGTGCACCGTTTGGCTTGGAGCGTCACTATGGCAAATTCACCGACAAGAAACCTGCGTGGGATCCGGAAGGATTGTGGGTCCGTGTTCAGGATAAAGGCTTGCCCGTTCTTATGCAACGGGATGCGGTCTATATCCTTGATGTTACGGCGACCACTGGTCAGTCAGCTACCACAACGACGACCACAACGACGACCACAACCACAACCACAACAACCAGTTCGACCACAACCACCACCGCCTAATAGCGGAGGAGGAGTGACATGATCACAAAAGTCCGTCTGGTAAAGACGTTAAAAGCGGGAAACGATGTCTGGATAGCAGGACTTGAGCTTCCTAATAGAGCCATGCCTGTTATTCCAGACACGCTTTTGAAAGAGGTCAGACGAAGAACGGGGACGGTGGAGGTCCTTGAACAAAAGACACCCCCGCCGATTCCCGTTCCTAAAATCGTCATAAGCGACACAAAGACCTCAACAACATTGGTTTCAAAGACCTCAAACGATATTACTCCACTCACAGTTGAGGAGGAGGAGTTTGAGGAACAGGTCAAGGGAATTCCTCAAGAGGGGGAAGACAAAGCCCAGGTGAAGACCGATAAAACGAGTCCAAAAAAGCGATCTAAAAAGGCTCCTGAGCCTAAACGAGAGTTAAAACCGAGAACCAAACTAAAACTTCAGGTTAGATCATGACCAGAAATGAGCTTATAGTAAAGTTACAGCAAGAGGTAAAGGGACTCACTTCTTATCTGGAAGAAGAGGATTATGATAACGCTATTGACGATGCGTTGAGGGACACAGGTTGGTCCCTTCCTACTACTGTTAACTTTAATATAATTTGGATAAAAGATAGGGCAAAAAGACACCTGTTCTTTTATCTCCAATCCGAATCTGCTCATAAGTTTAAGTTCGAACAGATTAATCTCCAACATCGATTTGCCCATTATTCTAAGTTGATTGAAATAGCGGACAAGAATTTTGAGGAAGCCAAAAGGGATAATCCCGAACATTTTTCCGGAGTGGATGCTTTTAAGACTTTTGGACATCAAGTTGATGCTGGATTTGCTTATGATGGGAATGGTCGTGATATTACATATGACACCGATCAAAATGTTTTGTTTGGTCCTAATGAGACCGATTAATGTCTATCGCATTAGATGTCAAGGACGCAATCATAGAGGCTGGCGTTGCTACAACCATACTTAGGGATTCTGGCAATGTTACCGGCAATTACATTAAGTATGACTTGAACGCTCAGGTCACAAAGCCTTTTATTCGGGAACACTTTATTGAATTGATGCTCCCGAGTGATTATCCTGCCGAAGTCGGTGAAATAATCCAAGTAGATGTTTCGGGAATCAAATACATGTTGATGTCCACGACTCCCAACATGTTTGAGAATTCCGTTAGCTACTACTCCGCAGTTATGTATAAGACCAATGTGGTTGTTGATGTCAAGCGTCCTTCGGAAGATGATTGGCCTACGCAGACATACCATAAGGTTACGGAGTGGACTACTGTTGCGGCGGATGTCAATGCCCTTCTCTCGGACCCTCTTTTTGGGACTGATCTTGAAACAGACCAACAGATTGCTTTCTATGACGTTTTTGTTGGGGAGTTGTATATCGCTTCCTCAGTTGGAATTGAAGTCAATGATCGGATTCGTATCGTATCGGATGAGTACTACAAAGTAGAAACGGTTCTTCGGAATCGATTCAACGGCGTGGATGTGTGTAAGGTTGTGGAAGACAGCCGACCGGCTTGTACTACTACAACCACGACTACTACAACCAGTTCAAGTACCACAACAACTACTGCTCCATAGGGGGAGTGATGGACAAGCAAGTGAAATGTATACATTGTATGAGGGACACATCTTCCTACTATGTGTTTGTTGCGAATAAGGGTCCATTATGTCGTGTATGTGCCACGATTGTAATGGGAAAAGAAACCAAGAACAATGAAAAGCCTGATCCAAGGTATACGACTTAGAAACTATGGTTGATTATGGTGACATAGCGATTCCGTTTATTCTGTTCAATCGACAGCAGATTGGTATTATTGTTAATGCCATCCGCAAGGTCGAAGTGCAGGTGAAAAGGGAGAGAGATTTGCTTCCCTATGAAAATGCCATTGACTATATCAGCCTCCTTCATAAAAATATCACTCAGGGGACGTTTTCAACTTCTTATCCTCCGTATAGCCCACGATATGCAAAGTGGAAAGTAGAAACGATGAGGATGGGAAGCAGCTTTTGGATTTTGAAAGGGGATCTGTTACGATCTCTTACAGTCATTAAGAAACGGTGGGGATTTGTTGGGGGCATTCCTCTCAATGCTATGGATTCCGGAGGTAAATCTTGGCATGGGACAGGAGACAAGGGTCCCAGAAAATCCATAACAATGTATGCTAAAACTATTGAATTTGGATTAGGCAAGCAACCGGCCCGTCCTGTTTTCGAACCTACGGGAGAGCAGTTTTCAAAGGCGGGGTGGTTATTAAATGCCAAACAATCAATGGATAGAATAGGGCGTGTTTGGAGGAAATAATGGGGGAAATAATTGTTGAATCAGTTGCTCCAAGGGATATTTATATTCGACTTCTGTTTCCTATGAGTCGATTAGATCAACTCCTTGAAATGTTGAGCAAATGCAAAGTGGAATATAATTCTGAGGACGAACCCGAAACTGCGGCGGCTGTTCAATATGTGGAAAAAGAGTTCTTTCCTCAGATGGAAAAACTTATTGGGGAGATAAAGGATCAATATGGCTCTTGAACCAACAGCGAGAGAAGCGAACTATTTGGACAGTATCAAGAAGTTTTTTGTGGATAACATAAAAACTGCTTCAGGTATTGCCTTGTTATTTGACCCTTCATTATCTACTCCTGATTTAATTGGGAATGGTCCTTCTAAAATAGACCGATGGGTGACGGTGGCCCCTGGTTCTTTAGATTTAGATCATATGTCAACGGCAATCCTGACTGTTTTTTGTTGCACAAGACGGGACAATGAGGGATTCAAATTGGCCCAATTGCGGGATACAGTTATGGGGTATTTGACAGATGTTGATGCAACTGATGGAATGAAACGAATCACTTTTTATCGGAGTTATCCAGAACAGGCATGGGAAGATATTGGGGGAATTCTCGTTCAGGATGTAAATGAATCTCTCCATGGAAGATTGGATGATAATACAAAATATAAAGGGCTGATTGTCAGGCTAAGATTCGCCTCCAAATTCTAAGCGGGGTAAAACGCTTTCAGATTTTAGGGGCAACTCAGTATATGCAAATTTATTTGAATCGTTTTTAGGCACTAATAAGGTCGGAGAATCAAGATGTTTCTACGTTGCACAAAATGTAAAAAGAAGTTGATCAAAAGGCTACCAAATGGACTCTTACGATTTGAGTTCGGTAACTCACCAAACGGGAAAAGACCGGTGTTTATGGAGATATACGGATCTGTGAAAATTCGTTGTCTTCGGAAGAGTTGTGGGGATATGAATATCTTTACCTTCTTTCCGCCCTCCCCTCTAAACGAGGAAAAAGGCTAACCGGTAACTAACATTTATTTTTTATCAAAGGAGGAACATTATGCCCAGAACAGGTCCAGTAACAAAAGACACCACGACAATTGCATTGGGGTTAGCTCAGATCCGAGTGATAGGGGCTTCTGCAACCTACATCGGGCAGGTTGCCCCAATCCTTGCTGCTGCTAACTCGGTGGGAGCACTGGCCTCCACCAGATTTGTGGGAAACACCGACTTCTTCAAACTGGAGTCCGGGTTTCCCCTTCTGGAGGATGCTGTGTTTCCTTTGAGGGAGGCAGCGTCCCTTGAATTGGCATTTAAGGAGATCACACCCAAAAACATGGCCCTTGCCAGAGGTCTCGATCCGGACGACTACTCCGCAGCCCATACAGGTGCGTTGCCGTTGGGAACCGTTTCCACCCCTGAAGTGATTCGGATGGAAGCTGTTTACACCTATCCGGATGGGACCAACACAATGACCATCATATTCCCGAGAGCGCAGGTTGTTGCGAATACAGAAGTGGATTTTGCTTCCGAGGAACCGGCGGCTGTTGCAATCACCATCGAATCAAAACGTGCCGACTCGGAAGTCACCGGCGGACATATTATCTGGGATGGTATGCCTTTGGGCCGAATCGTTTGGAATGACGGTACCAATACCACAACCACAACCAGTTCAACAACCACAACAACTGCTCCTTAATGGAGTCTGGTAACACAACCTAAGTAGGAGGCCGTAATGCCGAAATTGAAACCATCGTTGAAACCCAAAGTAAAAAAAGTTGTTATCGGGAATCGTCCCGATGTTATGACAGAGATTAATATCTATCCTTTGTCAATGGCAGATCAGATGGAATTTACCGAAGTGTTGTCGGAGGGACTTAAAGCTTTGTTTCCTTCGGACAACACTGCTGTTGATGATACTGTATTTTTCAATCACATCGCCACGTTTATCCAGGATAATATAGCTGTTGTCTTGGGGTATTTGATAGACGAGAAACCGGAGGATGTGTTGAAATCAATTACCAATGAGCAAGTTCTGGAGATAGCCGAGGTTGTCTATCAAGTCAATTACGCCTCTGTCTCAAAAAAAGTGAAAAGCCTCCTCGGACGGACGGGAATCGTGCCTCCATCGAGGAGGCAGTTTCGTTCGTCCTTGAAATCTACCCTGGATACCGACTTGAACACTTCTACGTCAGAGGGTACCGAGAAGGAGGAGTAACTGTAGACCAGCTTCTCACTTTATTTGAACATGCTCAGAAACGTGAATCAGAAAGGATCCGGGTCAATGCAAAGATCCACGGAGCTAAAATTAAAGAAACTCATAAATTTGAGGAGAAGCCCCCGGATGGATTCGTTTTCGGCGACCCGGATTCCTATAGTGATATGCCAGAGAAGGATCGTAAAGCTTTGACTGATCGGATGAAAAATAAGCATATGCTCTGGTCGGGAACTACCACCGGCCAAATGGGAAAGGGAATTAAGTAATGCCCGCTGATCGGACTTTAGAACTTGGGGTTCTTTTTACTGCGAGGGCTAACAGTGCCTTTACGCAAAACCTCCGTCGTTTACGTTCAGCCTTAATGGATTTGAACAATCTGATGGGAAAGGTTGAGAAGACCACTCGGAAGGTCTCAAGAACTACTGAGCAAGCGACAAAGGCACAGGACAAACTTGCCAAGTCCCTTAAAAAAGTGGACGATGAGGCGAAAAGGCAGACCAAGAGTGTTTCAAAGTTAAATATGGCATGGGATTCCGTGCTTCGATCTCTTAAAACCGTAGCAACTTATGGTGCTGCTGGAGCTGTTCTATTTGGGATCACAAATTCGTTAAGGGCTGGAACTCAGGAAATTATAGAGTTCGACCAAGCCTTAAAGAATCTCCAGGCAATCTCCGGGGCTACTGATGCGGAGATTGCCGTGATGGGCGATACTCTGGAGAGGATCGCTACAGTCACGAAGTTCTCCACCACTGAGTTGGCAAAGGGTATGGTTTTGTTGACTCAGGCTGGATTTAGCGCATCCGAAGCGATTAATTCTATGGATGCCGTGTCAACCCTTGCTACTGGTACCTTGAGTAGTTTGGAAATGACAACCGACCTTCTTACCACTACTGTACGTGCATTCAATCTGGATGCTGTTGAATCTACTCGTGTTTCGGATGTGATGGCAAATGCTATCAATAAGTCCAAACTTACCATTGACAAACTACGAATCGCTTTTAACTTCGTTGGTGCAACTGCGGCTCAAGCAAATATCAGTCTGGAAGAGACTGGAGCCGCTATGATGACCCTTGCGAATAATGGTCTTAGAGCAAGCACGATTGGTACTGGTTTACGTCAGGTAATCAGTCGGCTCCTCGCTCCAAGCCGGAAACTCCGGGAGGCCTATGAAGAATATGGAATTGAATTAGACAAGATCAGTCCCGCCACAAACGGATTTTCAGAATCCATTAAAAATTTAGCACCTCTCTTGATGGGAACAGAGAAGGGGACTGTGGATATGGCAAAGGCATTCCGATTGTTTGGTCTTCGGGGTGCCCAAGCTGCCGCAATCCTTATTAAGTCTTATATGTCTGGTGATTATGAGAATATGTTGGACAAAGTTCGTGAAGTTGGGACTGCGGAAGAAATGGCGGCGAAACAGGCCGAAGGATTACAACTTCAGATTAAACGGTTAACTGATAGGGCTAAGGTTCTTGCTTTGGCAATTGGGAAGGGCGGCCTTCGGAATGTGATGATGGCGTTTGTAAAGGCCATTTCAGAAACCATTCTTTTGATTGGGCAGTTGGCTAATACTTGGGTGGCACAGGCCATTATGCAATTTACAGCTTGGACAGTGGCGATTGGGGCCACCTCAGCAGCTCTTGCGTTCCTTGGAAATTATTTATGGACAACGATGATTCCTGGAATGATAAAGTTGATTGGTTTAATGGCAACCAATCCTTTTGTAATATTTGCAGGATTGCTTACTACAATTGGAGTTGGGTATACTCATTACACTCAGCGGATTGTTGCGGCAAGAGAGGAAACTGAAAAAGAAGTAGTGGAGGTAAATAACCTTCTTAATTTGTTGTCTGTTTATGGGGAAGTATTAGATGATCTTAATGAAAAGAGGAAGGAAGATTCCTCTTTAAATAAACAATATGAGGCGACATTAAAACGGTTTAAGTCTGAGCTTGAAAAATTAAGTGATACATATCCGGAATTGATCAAGAATTTGGATTTGGCGACTACTTCCCATGAGGAGTTGGCTGAATCTATGATCAAGGTTGAGAAAGCGGCTGTCAGGATGAATCTCCAAAACAGTTTGGATGTGCTATCTGGGTATGTAAATGAGATTGCTCGGCTTAAAAAGCACGGAGATCCTACAGGGGCATTGACAGCGGAGCAGATTAAGGGAATGGCCGAGGCTACGGATGTGTTGTCTTTAGCTATGGCTGATGCTTTGAATCAGGGGAAACTTACTTGGGGACAGATTGAGGGTTTCATAAATATTTTTAAGGCCAAGGGAAAGGATTTTGCCTCGGCGGCGGAAACTTTATTTAACAAAACTTTGGAAAAATATACCAATATGCTCAGTGTAATGGATGAGCAAGCCCAAAAAATAAGGGATAAATTTGCCGAGCTCCCAGAGGTTTTTAGAAATATTAAAGACTCTTTGGATCCTGAAGGGCTTGCTCTTTGGGCTAAGACTATTAACAGTATGGAAGCGGAGATTGCTTCATTTAAGAAAAATACGGAAGACCTTCTAACCAGTGAGGAAATTGCCGTTGGAATAGCAGGAATCATAAAGAAAAAATATAGGCAACTTCTTCATGATTTGGGAGAAACCATTCGTAATGTGGATAAAGAACTTGAGGACTTTTTTAAAGAGATTGATAAGGAGAGTGAAAAGCTTGATAAGGATGAGTTAAAGCGGAAGAAAAAAGCCGCTAAAGCAGGTATGAAAATCCTTTGGGATAGTTACAAAGAACAGGAGAAAATGCTCAAGAGTTATATGGAGGAGGATGAAAAGGCCACCCAACTCCTCCTTGATAATTATATTGAATATATCGAAGACAAATCCAAATGGGATCAGGAGTATTGGAATGGTAGAGAAAAACTCCTGCGTCTTAGTATTAATAAAGAAGCAAGGGAAATGAGGGCGGCGTTCGCTAAAGAAGAAGAAATAATTGGTATGAAACGCCGAAGATGGAAGGAGTTTTACGATGAACAAACCGAATCTATAGGAACCTGGTCGGAAGGGTTCTCCCTTGCTATGGAAAAAATGGGCAAAGATATGGAGTCATGGGCGCAACAGGGGACAAAACAGGCTCAGGACTTGGCTCGAAATCTTGAAACAGCTCTTGGTGACACCTTTTATGATATGTTTAGAGGCAACATAAAAGATTTAGGTGAGGTGTGGGAAGAATTTACTAAATCCATGTTGCGTTCTTTTACTGCTTCACTTGGGCAAATGGCTTCCAATTGGTTATTGTTCGGAGAGGCTACAAAGGGAGGAGTTGGGGGTGGCGGTGGAGCAGTTAGTGGCGGTGGGGGCATTCTTGGAAGTTTAATAGGAGGGGTTAAAAATAGCATCATTGGAGAAGTTCTGTCTCCTGTCACAGCTGGAATCAAGGATTTTGTTGGCGGAATTGGAACCAGTATTTCTTCTGCTTTGGGGTTTGGCGCATCTTCTGTTACTTCTTCGGCGGGTGCTGGACTTGCGGCTATGGAGGCTCTTACTACTGGGGGAGCTGTTGGCGGG